AGAAGAACCAGTTGCAGCGGCACCAAAGGCACCAAGAGCGTTTACGTCAACAAAGTTACCTGTTGCGGCTGTATCAGCATCTGTGTCATAGTCTGTAAGACCGCCGTTACCGGAACCACCTGCATCACCTGTAGCAACTTCAGAAGCAGCAACACCTTTCAGAAGGTTCATCAGTGCATTACCTTCGTCATCACCACGGACTTGCGCAAAGTCACGAGCAATTTTAGCAAGACCGTCTTGCTGAGATACAACTTCTTGCATGTTTACTTGCTGCGCACCAAATGTACGAACAGTTTTAACATAGTTAGCAATGTCAGTTGTAATATCTGTGTATGTACCGTTAGAAGCGGAAGACAAAGATGCTACGTTTACATTGGCTGCCAATGGCTTGTAGTAACGGAACTGACCAATAAAGGATTCTCCGCTAGCATTAATGTCGTCACGCATGCCGACAATGCCAGTTGAATTGAGTTTACGTTCAGTTGTGTAGGCTTCATCTGCGTAAGCAGAAATTGCAAGAGCTACGTTCTGAAAATCTGTGTTTGTAATAGCCATAATTGTTTATCCTTATTTAACTATTAAGTTATTTAATATGTATAATTTCCCAGTTGGCCTTTTGCCGCCAAATTAAGAACCTCTTGCTGTGTCATTTGTGACAGAGATTTAGCTTCATTTGTTACTGGTGTTCCTGAGTTAGAAGTAGTTCCTGCCCCAGAGTTCGCTTTAACACGAAACAAAAATGAATTATCTTCATTCTTTGAGTAAGAGAGAATAAAGTCTTGAATAGTTGTTCCTGATTTGTGAACCCAAGTACCGTTTTCATTTTGTACAAGTTGCTCTACAATATCACGATAGGCCATTTGGCGACTGCGATCATTTCGGAATTCTAAACCACCAAGTGACGAGTTAACTACGCTATCCCGATTAAGCTTAGTATTTTCTTCTTCGAATACCTTTAATTTAGCGTTGGCTTCTGCCAGCTTCATTTCAAGGGCTTCTTGAAGTTTTCCTTCTTCTTCTAGGCGATTGATAGTGTCTTGTTTTTGTTTTTGTTCAATCTCCGCAGCCTTTTTAAGCGCTTCATCGCGCTCGTTAGCCATGCGATCCATGTTTGACTTCATTTTAGTAAGTCGTTCTTGGACCTCTTGCTCAACTGGATCAACCTTGTCTTCGCTTGAAGCTTCAACGGTTTCCTTTTGAACATTTTGTTCAGTAGTATCATTGGATTCTACTTCATTTACTTCTTCTTCAATTACTGTATTTTCTTCACTCATAATTTTTCCTTTCAAGCACAGCTTGAGATAATATGTTTAATGTCACAGACATCTTGTTTTATTAAAGTCACATAGGCTATTACAAATAACTATGGACCAATGCCATACCAGTCTTCTCCTTCACGGATTGGAGCTAGTATGTCTTTTCGAGTAATCTTATTAGGAGGGTCAATAAGACCCAGCTCTTTTGCTTTAGCTAAGAGTTCATTGTAAGATTTTCTTGAAAGACCTTCTTTACGCATTTCACGCAAGGTCTTCCTAATAGTATCACCTTCAAGAGCATCAGCATAGATGGTCCTTAAAGCAGTTTTAGCACGATTTGCTTCCGATATGTTAGTAAAGAAAGCATCGTGAATCGTAGCAGTATCAACGCCGTTTTTACGCCCCCATAAATGGAAACGCCGTACGATAGCGGCATCATTGCTGTGATTTCCGTTAACACCTAGTCCAATTCTTGCGTTATTGAGAGAACTTTTACCTAAAAGTTTTCCGTCTTCTGCGCTTGATTCATAGATGTTAGAAATTCTTCGACCCGAAACTGGGTCACTAAAGTCCACACGCTCTTGTATCTTTGGACGATACCTTTGCATCATAACTTTACCGTCAAAAGTAACCCAAGGAATATCTACCTTTTTGGTGTCTTGAACATAAGCAGTTGCGACTTGCTTCCAATAGTTTATGAAGTTATCGGTTACAGGTGCTCGCTGCGCAAGGTTCTTAGACATAATCCTTGAGACTTCTGAGAATTCTTTTGGGCCTATTATCCCTCTTCGAGAGCTAGTAAGCTTTCTTACAAAGTCAGCAGTATCTGGGTGGATATCTGCTGCCTGTTTTAATAATGTTCTTCCAACAGGTTCGTTCTTATTTATTAATTCAACAAGTTCGTCTCTAAAAGAAGTTAATTCGGCAACAACACTAACTGCATCTTCTCGATTAGCAATCTTTATTTTACCATCGATAATGCGAAGTTGTTCAGAAAGGTTAGCTTTAGTTACCGTAATAAAACCTTTGTCATCCAACACTTTAGATAGTTTGCCAGCAACCTTGGCAGTTTTAGTAGCAGAACCAGCGCCATAGAAAGATACCATGTTTTGATCTTTAGCTGCCTTGGCTAAATCTTCCCAAGTTAAACCTGCATCTCTTAAACCAGCAATCTTTAAAAATTCAGGATCATTAGCTGTATCCATCGCAACCAAGTCATAAAGTCTATTTTTCTGGGTTGTAGCCAATACATTTGATGCCTGTGAAACAGCTCTATCTCCGGTAGACAAACCAATAATTTGAGCTCCACTTGAGGATGCATCGTTTTCTATCATTAGTTTTGTTTTATAAGAGTTAAGCGGCCTACCTTGCTTTAGATGCCTATTGATTCTAGCGTATTCAAGGGCCATACGGGACATCTTAGCGACCTCTGCGCCCTCTAACCCCCTAATAATAGGGTGTTGAAGAAACTCACGTAGCCTTCTGTCCCTTTGAGTTTTGGACATCATAATTTCGCCTAGTTCAATAATCTTTTCTTGATTACGAGCAAAGATAGCCCTACGACCAGTCTGTGTTAATGCCTCTGTTCCAGGCCCAATAAGTGCGCCTATTTGTATCTGTAACTCCTCAAAGGCACCGTCATTCATATCAATAGACTTGCCAGAGTTTAAAAACGGCCTAACAAGCTCACCGCCTGTAGGTGTTAAGTAACCTCTATGGTATACACGCCCACGAGAATCAATAAAAGCAGTTGTTCTAAAGTTTTGACCTCTTTGTGCATGGTACTTGGCTGTGGACATTAAGCCGTAGCCTTGTTCCCCCCGATTTAGAATTTCATGACGAAACTCATTAATACTGTCAAAGTACTTAGAGTTACCTCTTGGGTCTCTAAATCTAGCGATATCATCCATGAACCCAAAGAACTCGTTATCAACTCCATATTCAACCTCCATAACGTGGTTTAACATTTGAGCCATTTCACGATCAATCTGTTTTGGATCATAGTCCGCAAACTTATCACGAGAAATTAACGGCAACCCCGTATTGTTACCCCTTGCATCTACATAGGTCTTATTGTTAGCTTTAACATAAAGCCTATCTCTTGCTGAAGTAATACCTAGACGTCTAGAAATAGTAACTTTTCTTTCTGCCTCTTGTAACTTTAAAAGGTTTTTATCAACTACAATAACTTCTCTAGAAATTGTATCCTGCCAGCCACCAGAAACTCTGCCTGTATCTAGGTCTAAGGTACCTCTACGGGTTTTACCTCTAAATTGAACTTTAATAAGACCTTGGTCTTTAAAAAATTCTAATATCTTAGAGCCTTCTTTGTGAAAATCTTTAAGAGTATGTTTTGTAAAAGGTATAATATTTTCGAAGTCTTTAGAAAAAGATTTGCCAATATTAATAGCTAAACTATCATAGTCTGTAGATTGACCCGAAGCAATTAGCTTGGATATTTTGGTAAGACTGTCAATCGCTTTTTCATCGAAGAGGTTATCAGTGGGTTTTTTACTTGCAACTAAAAATTCTCTATCAAGTATTCGGCGTACTGTTTCACGATTATTAGCTGCTAAACGTGTAAACCATGCGTCAGAGGGTTCTCTGTTGTTAATTTTTTTATAAAGATCATAAGCCTTCTTTAACTTAGGGTTTTTCTTAAGTAAGTTCTTAGTTAACTTTTCCTTGGTAGGATAAGTATCAACAAACTTTCTGAAGTAAACCCGAAGGGGCGCACGACCAGTAATAAATATTTTCCTAGCTAACTTTTTGCCTTGTGTTCTTCTCCAAGCATCAATAAATCTTTGATCGGCTAACTGAGTTTTTTGAAGATCAGCAAATGTAAAATATTTACCAAGAATATTAACTTGCGGTGTATCTTTAGACAAATAGCTAACAAACAATTCAGATCTTTTGCGAGATCGAGTGTCTAGCAATCGAGATACGTTTTGTACCGCAAATCTATTCTCAGCCCTAATAACAGAAGCTAAGTTCTCCCAAGGTTGTTTGTTTTTAGCAAAGCGCTCTAGAACAACCCTTAAGTTTTCAACAATAACTGTTTGTTGATTCACTGAGATTTTATCATCTAGGCTACTAGTTAGGGATTCTATGAATTGTTTCTCGTCAGCTTTAAGGAGCTTAGAGTTGCGCATAAAGTCAAGACGTTCTTGATAAAGATTAAAGTCGGGGCTATAAAGATTATTATTCTTGATTTCACCCGTTAAAGGGTCAGCGCTGAAGTTTCTTTCATCAAACTCGTTACCTACTCTTCGCCGTGAAGCTGTTTTACCAACAAGGCTAGTACCTTTATAATCTGTTAAAGACAGGGTCTTAGAGTAATCATCAGAGTCTAAAAGAAATAATTGACGAAGATCATCTTTATTTTTAGGATTCCGTATTAGACTGCTTGCTCTTACAGCATCAATTCTGATATCTTGCTCTCTGACTTTTTGACGAGGTTTATAAACCGCAGTAGATTGCGCTGCTTTATTTCTTAAAGCTTGGATACTTAACACCTTACCTTTAGGCGTCACAAATTCGTTTGCCTTTAGTTTACCTTGTCTGAATAAGTTAGCAGCATCAACAGAGCCTAACATTTTACTCTGAACATCCATAGACTGTCTTTTAAGCCATACCCCAAAACCTTCAACTCGTGGAGTTGTTCCCGGAAGCGACTCTTCTTTCTTTTTAGACAGAGCGTTCTTTTTAACTTTAGCTGTATTTAACAACTCTTCCTTTGATTTTAATACTGGTACTAATGATGAACGACAATTCCAATGTAAAGGAGGTACAAACCTCTTATCATCAACATCGTAAAGTTTTCCATTGTGGTAAGAACAAATAGGGCTGGTTCTGGCATCTAAGATAGCTGTAAACATAAAGCCTTTTAGAATATCTTTATTATCTTCTGCTACTCGCCTTAAAGCGGCTGTTTGAGTAGAAGTAATAGCAGTGCGTGTTAAAGCACGGGCCTGATACTCTGTTATCTTAGTTGTCTTTAAGACATCTTTGATTATGTCGTTTTGACTTAGACCTTTAGCAAGACCAGCTTTAACTTTAGACTGTATTCTCACAAGTTCACCTGAAGCAATGTTTTTAACGTTTTGAGAAACGCTTTTAGTGCCTTTCATTGTAGGGCCAGTTACTTCTGCAATAAGTTCTTTTGTTCTTGGTTTTGAAACTTTATAAAAGTCTTTAACTTCTTTATAAAGATTATCTGCATGGAAATCCAACTGTGATGTTGAAAATTCTTTAAGAGTATTAGTTTTATGTGCTAAGAGTTCAGTACCAAAACGACTTACTTCTTTGTTAAGACTTGCCCGAATATTACCTCTTAAAAGGTCTCTAACATTCTTTTGGTGTCTTCGAAGTATTCTTCGATTTTGTATTTGAACTCCTTCTTCATAAAGCCTAACATCTGCCATGTGATCTACAATACGATCATATAGTTTATCATTAATGTTCATCTAGTACTCCAATGAGTAGTTAGCGATATTATTCAATTACCTCAACTTGATCGTCGGGAGTTTGATTTGTTAGAGGGTCTGTTTGTATTTCTTCTATTGCTTCCTCATCGCTATAATCGGCAGGAAGGAAGTCATTATATTTAGCAATGCTAACCCAAGTCGAACGACTAATAATGCCAGATTGATACCATTCAGAAATGAGGCGCATAGCACCTTCTCCACCTACCATTGGGGCGAAGTCATTAGACATTTGAAATTCAATATCAGTAGAGTTATAATCTGTACCATATTTCCAATTAAGCATGAAAGCAATAACTTCTCTGAGTGTATTGGAAACTTTAGCGTTAAGAGTACCTAACTGAGCTGTCTGGGATGCATTACGGATCTCTAGTTCAACACCAGAAGCGGCTTGCTCTGGAGATAGCATACGGATACCCATTTTAGCCATTTCTTGAACTGTGCTTTCAATGGCTCGATCCATATCGTTAAGAGCGCCTGTTGGCGTTTCTAGTACAGAAATATTTTCATCTTTTCGTACTCGTAGCCAAGTACCAAGACCAGCATCTACAATCTCTTGAAATTCCTCGTCAGCCATA